TTTGTGGGTGTGATGGGGTCAAAAATCGTTCTGAGACAGGTAGACATTATACCTGAAGTGGAAGTGCGTAAAATTAAAGCCGCTTATTTTCACGATGATGCTGATGAGCTGATTAAAAAATTCCAATCAGAACAATTAAGTTTGAACGCAGAAGCAACGCTCGAGTGGTTAAAGTTAAAACCTGATGGACCGGAGATTGCAAAGGAGTTGATGGATCTGTTAGAACAAGGAATGTTGGTGAACCCGCTAAACAAGATCAAGGTCCATGTCAAATTGGAGTCTTTACTCAAATCCGAGCCAGTAAACAGTCAAAAACAATTAAAAGCACGACTCATTTTGTGGCAGCAAAAGGGAATAGCGGCCATATTTTCGCCAGTCTTCATAGAAGCAAAGAAGCGGCTGAAATTGTTGCTCAGAAAGGAAATTGTCTACACCGACGGAAAGCAACCGGATGAAATATCCGCTTACATAAGGTCATTGGATGTGGATGAGAATGACGTTATGTTTGAAAATGATCTAACAAAGCAAGACAGGCAGACAGATGACCAAATGCTTAACGTGGAATTCAAGTTATATGAATTGTTGGGTGTCGACGACGACATATTAAAAATGTGGAGACGAGTACATTTCCACTGGTACTTCAGAGGGAGTCATCTGTCTGGCATACTATCAGAGATGAGGTTGACAGGTCAAGCGACGACAGCGATTGGCAATGCAATTGTGAATTTGGCTGTGCACGCTGACCTGGTAATCAAAAATAAATCCAATATCAAGCTGATGCTGATACTAGGAGATGACAATCTGATGGTTTACAACGGCATTATGGACCTTAAAAATTTCAGACGAAGAGTGCAGACGCACTACAACATGGAAAGCAAGGCCACTAGTGATCTAAAAGTGGGGACATTCTGCCAAATGCTAGTTTACAGGACACACACGGGGAAATTTGAAATGGGTCCTGACATTCATAGACTAAGGTACAGATTTGAGCTAACAAACGGAGGTAAGGATGATTCAGATGCAGCAATGCAAACCCGTGCCATGAGTTATTGCATGATGCTGGGAAAAACGTCTGACAGTCAGGAGGTGATCAACAAGTGGGGGTGGAGAATACAACCATCTGCATGGTACAATAAGCATGACAACATGATGGCATGCGCAATGAAACACAACTTGGGCCTGCCAATTGTGGAAGGACACATTGCTGCATTAAAGCAAATGCTCATGACACTCAAAAAGTACGAATACACCTGGATGCATCCATTGGAACCGAAATGGTAATCGTTAATCTTTGGCAACAACAACGGGGTCAA